TTGGATGTGACTCATACGATATATCAGGAACAGTAGACAAAAGAGGATCGAAAGGTGCTTTGCATGGATTAACTAAGTTTTCAATGGAAGATGCTCCAGCTAACACTTTCTTTTTAGAATATATAGCTAGACCTCAAACTGCTGAGATATTTTTTGAAGACGTTTTAATGTCTTTAGTATTTTACGGTATGCCAATACTAGCAGAGAATAACAAACCAAGATTATTGTATTACCTAAGGAGAAGAGGTTACAGGGGGTTTAGTATGAACAGACCAGATAAAATTTGGAATAAATTATCTGTTACAGAAAAAGAAGTTGGTGGAATGCCAAACTCTAGTGAAGATATAAAACAAGCTCATGCTGCAGCAATAGAAATGTATATCAATGACCACGTTGGTTTATTAGAAGACGGTACTTATGGTAACGTTTATTTTAGTGAAACACTAAGCGATTGGTCAAAGTTTGACATAAACAAAAGAACAAAGCATGATGCATCTATAAGTTCAGGTCTAGCAATAATGGCTTGCAATAGACATTTATATAGACCAAATCCAAAACAAGAAAAACAACCACTAAACCTATCAATATCAAGATATAGTAATAAAGGATTTCAATCAACAATAATAAAAAATAAAGTATGACAGAGTCTGTTATAAATTTTCCATCCCAAGCGGTAAGTGATATAGAAAAAATGTCCCAAGACTATGGACTAAAAGTTGCTCAAGCTATTAAACACGAATGGTTCAACGGTGTTACATCTAAGTTTGATGGAAACATGAATAACTATCATCAACTAAGATTATATGCTAGAGGAGAACAGTCTATACAAAAGTATAAAAATGAATTATCAATAAATGGTGATTTATCTTATTTAAACTTAGATTGGAAACCAGTACCTATAATTCCTAAGTTTGTAGACATTGTAGTTAATGGTATGGCTCAAAGATCATATGAAATAAATTGTTTTTCACAAGATGCTTTTGGAGTAAGTAAAAGAACAGAGTACATGGAATCTATGTTGAGAGATATGCGCTCTAAAGAATTTAACGATTTGGCTAAACAACAGTTTAATATAGACCTATACGAAAACGATAAAGAAAAATTACCAGACACAGAAGAAGAGTTAGCATTACACATGCAGCTAACATACAAGCAAGCTGTAGAAATAGCTGAAGAACAAGCTATTAACGTTTTACTAGAAGGAAGTGATTATGATTTAGTTAGAAGAAGATGTTTGTATGATTTAACAACAATAGGTATATCTGCAACTAAAACAACGTTTGATTGGAGTAGTGGGGCTAAAGTTAAATATGTTGATCCAGCAAACTTAGTGTACTCTTATACAGAGTCACCTTATTTTGATGACATATACTATGTAGGTGAAGTAAAAGATATTCCAATAAACGAATTAGTAAAAGAGTTTCCAGAGTTAACAGAAGAAGAAATAGAAGACGCAACAAGTAACTCAAGACAAACAGCGTATTCTAATGCTAGCTACAAAACTAATTACGATAAAAATAAAGTACAGGTTTTATATTTTAATTTTAAAACTCACATGAATGATGTTTATAAATTAAAAACAACAGGAACTGGTGCTGACAAGGTAATTCCAAAAGACGATACATTTAATCCACCAGAAAATATGGATGGTGAGTTTAGTAAACTAGAAAGAGTAATAGAGTCTCTATACGAAGGTGTTTACTTAGTTGGATCTAATAGATTACTAAAATGGAAGATGGTTGATAATATGATGAGAACTGATTCTGATTTTAGTTCTGTTAAAATGAGTTACCAAATTGTTGCACCAAGAATGTATAGAGGTAAGATAGAATCTTTAGTTGGTAGAATAACAGGTTTTGCTGATATGATTCAACTTACTCATTTAAAGCTACAGCAAGTAATGTCAAGAATGGTACCAGATGGTGTTTACTTAGATGTTGATGGTTTAGCAGAAGTTGATCTTGGTAATGGAACAAACTATAATCCACAAGAAGCTTTAAACATGTTCTTTCAAACGGGTTCTGTTATTGGTAGAAGTTTTACTTCAGATGGAGATCAAAATCCAGGTAAAGTACCAATACAGCAAATTCAAAGTAGTGCTGGTGGAAATAAAATACAAAGTCTTATATCTACTTACAACTATTACTTACAAATGATAAGAGATGTAACTGGACTTAATGAAGCTAGAGATGGTAGCACGCCAGATAAAAACGCTTTAGTCGGTGTACAAAAACTTGCAGCAGCAAACTCAAACACTGCAACACGTCACGTACTTCAATCAATGCTTTATTTAACAGCTGAAACAGCTGAGTGTTTATCATTAAGAATAGCTGATATAGTAGAATACTCACCAACAAAAAATGCTTTTATACAAGCAATAGGAGCTCACAATGTAGCAACTCTTGAGGAATTAAAAAATCTACATTTATACGACTTTGGTATATTTATAGAATTACTACCAGATGAAGAAGAAAAAGCAATACTAGAAAATAACATACAAGTTGCGTTAGGTCAAAAAATGATTGATTTAGACGATGCTATTGATTTACGTGAAGTTAGAAACGTAAAACTTGCTAATCAACTATTGAAAGTTAAAAGAAAGAAAAAGCTAGAAAGAGATCAAATAATGCAACAGCAAAATATTCAAGCTCAATCTCAAGCTAATCAACAAGCACAGCAAGCTGCAGCACAATCAGAGGTTCAAAAGAATCAAGCTAAAACTCAAGCTGAAGCTCAACTAGAACAAACTAGAAGTGAACTTAAAATACAATACTTAAAAGAAGAGGTTCAAGTTAAAAAAGAACTAATGCAATTTGAGTTTGATTTAAATTCTAAGTTAAAAGATATGGAGAGAGGTGCTAATAGTCAAAATGAATCTATGAGAGAAGATAGAAAAGATCAAAGAGTAGATAGACAAGCTATGCACCAAAAAGAAATGATAGACAAAAGAAAACAGAGTGATTCGTTTAATAAATTTGAATCATCAGGTAATGATATAGTTACAGGAGGATCGAACATGGAGAAGTTTGGACTCTAATATTTAATATTTTATAAAATTTTATTATGGCAGAAGAAAACAAAGAGGTTGTTGAAGAAACAACAGATCAACCTGTAGAACAGGTTACTGAAGAAAAAGTAGAAAACAAAATAGATGAATCTAAATTTGAAAGCGCTGGAGATGATAGTGTTGTAAAAGTAGATTTAAGTAAACCACCAGAAATTAAAAGCGAAGAGGTTAAAGAAAAACCAGCTGAAGAAGAAGTGGTTGTAGTTAACGAAGAGTCAAAACCAGAAGAAGTTGTTGAAGATAACACACCTGTGTTACAAGAAATAACAGAAGAAGAAATATCTGAAGTTGAAGAAGAAGTTGAAGAAGCTGTAGCAGAAGCAGAAGCTACTGGACAACCACTACCAGAAAATATACAAAAGCTTGTAGATTTTATGGATGAAACAGGTGGTGATATACAAGACTACGTAAATTTAAACAGAGATATTTCAAGTATGGATGACTCTGAAGTATTAGATGAGTATTATAGAACTACTAAGTCTCATCTTTCACCAGAAGAAAGAAACTTTTTATTAGAAGATACTTTTGGTATAGATGAAGAAGTAGACGATGAGAAAGCAATACGTAAAAAGAAAATAGCCTTAAAAGAGCAAGTTGCCAAGGCTAAGTCCCACTTGGACGGGCAAAAGTCCAAATACTATGAAGAAATTAAAGCTGGATCAAAACTAACAGATGAACAACAAAAAGCTATAAACTTCTTTAATAGGTATAACAAGGAATCTGAAGAACAAAACAAACTAACACAAGCTACCAAAAAAACATTTCAACAAAGAACTAATAAAGTTTTCAATGACAAATTCAAAGGTTTTGATTATCAAGTTGGAGACAAGAAATTTAGGTTTAATGTTAAAGATGCTAATAAGGTAAAAGAAACTCAAAGTGATATCAATAATTTTGTCAACAAGTTTGTTGGTGAAGATAAAACAAATATTGAAGATGCTAAGGGTTATCATAAGTCTTTATTTACTGCTATGAACGCAGATGCTATTGCTAATCATTTTTATGAACAAGGTAGAGCAGATGCAATTAAGGGTCAAGTTGCTAAAGATAAAAATATAAATTTAAATCCTCGTCAAACACACGGTGAAACAAATGTTGGAGGTTTTAAATATAGAGTGTTAGGCGATACATCTTCTGATTTTAAATTTAAAATAAAGAGTAAAAATAAAAAATAAATATAAATTTAAAAAATATAAATTATGGCAATTTCAAATCCCGGTGGTAATTTGAATAGTGTTCCTGCTCCACAAAAGCAAACACTAGATTCAAACTACATCGATTTTACTGCATCTGGCAACGGCTGGGCGCAACAATATTTACCAGACCTAATGGAGTCTGAAGCTGAAGTTTTTGGTAATAGAACAATATCAGGTTTTTTATCACAAGTTGGAGCAGAAGAATCTATGACGGCTGACCAAGTTATTTGGACGGAGCAAGGTAGATTACATATTTCAGTTAAAGGTACACTTAGTACTGGTGACTCTATATTCACTGTAACATCTGATATTGATGGTAACAATGCTGGTACTACAAACGTATTTACTTTAGCTAATCACGGAGTTAGATTAAATGATATTGTTTTAGTAGCTGTATCTGGTAAGGTTCTTAAAGCTCATGTAACAAAAGTTGATGGTATAGCAATTACAGCACAACCATATAGTGTTGAGCATTTTGATGATGACACAGCTATCGGTACTGCAGGTGACACACCCGCTACTTTACTTGTTATTGGTTCTGAGTTTAAAAAAGGTGTAACAGGTCAAGCTTCTTATGGATCAGGTACTGGTTCTACTAGAACGGTTAAGCCTACTCACGTTTCTTTTACTAACAAACCAATTATAATGAAAGATGCTTATGAGATCTCTGGATCTGATGCATCTCAAATTGGTTGGGTAGAAATATCTGGTGAAGATGGTCAAAATGGTTACTTATGGTATTTAAAAGCTGAAGGTGACACAAGATCTAGATTTACTGATTACTTAGAAATGACAATGATGGAAGCTGAGAAAACAGCAGCTGCATCTCACATTGTTAATGCTGGTGGTGCTAATGATACTGACTATGCTGCGTTAGGAACTAATTCTGGTACTGAAGGTATGTTTGCTGCTATTGAAGATAGAGGTAATGTTTCTACTGGTGTAACTGGTGTTAATGCTGCAACTGATTTAGCTGAGTTTGATGCTATTTTAGCAGAGTTTGATAGTCAAGGAGCTATTGAAGAAAATATGATGTTTGTAAATAGAGCTTGTTCTCTTGCAATGGACGACATGCTTGCTTCAATGAATTCTTACGGAGCTGGAGGTACTTCTTATGGAGTATTTGACAACGACGAAGATATGGCTTTAAATTTAGGTTTCTCAGGTTTCCGTAGAGGTTCTTACGACTTTTATAAATCTGATTTTAAATACTTAAATGACAAATCAACTAGAGGTGGTATTAATGATAGAGCTGGTACCGACGCTATTAGAGGTGTTATGGTTCCTGCTGGAGTAAGTTCTGTTTATGACCAACAATTAGGAAGAAACTTAAAAAGACCTTTCTTACATGTTCGTTATAGAGCTTCTGCAACAGATGACAGAAAAATGAAAACATGGACAACTGGTTCTGTTGGAGCTGTTACTTCTGACTTAGATGCAATGCAAGTAAATTACTTATCAGAAAGATGTTTAGTGGTACAAGGCGCTAACAACTTTATGTTAATGAAGTAAAATACTTCACTTATAGATTAGGGCGGTTCGCCGCCCTTTTCTTTTTATTAATTTTTATTATATTATATTATGGCAAAGAAAAACAAAGAAACTAAGGTTGAAGAACCTATAGTTGAAGAAACGGTTGTTATGGAACAACCAAAAGTTGAAACTATTAAAACAAAGGTTAAACCAAAAAATACTTGGGAAATAAAAGATAGAATCTATTATTTAAATAGAAGAAGAAAACCTCTTAGTTATTCTATTCCTACATCAAACATATATTGGTTTGATGAAGAAAAAGGTTATGAAAGAGAAATAAAGTATGCACAAAATCAAACAACTGTATTTGTTGATGAAATGAAAGGTGACCAAAGGTTAGCTCACGTTGTTTTTAGAAATGGGCATCTTCATGTACCTAAAGAAAAATCTGTATTACAAAAGTTTTTATCTTTATATCATCCAATGAAAAATCAACTTTTCTATGAATATAAAGCTGAACAAATAGCTGTTAGTGAAATTGATTTATTAGAGCTAGAGATAGAAGCATTAAATGCTGCTCAAGGTTTAGATATAGATACAGCTGAAGCAGTTATGAGAGTAGAGTTAGGTTCTAGAGTTACAGAAATGAGCTCTAAAGAACTAAAAAGAGATTTACTACTATACGCTAAAAGAAATCCAGAACTGTTCTTAGATTTAGTAAACGATGAAAATGTAATGCTTAGAAACTTTGGTATAAGAGCAACTGAAGTAGGAATATTGAAATTATCTTCAGATCAAAGAACTTTTAGTTGGGGTTCTAATAATAGAAAACTAATGACAGTTCCTTTTGATGAACATCCATATTCTGCATTAGCAGCTTGGTTTAAAACAGATGAAGGAATGGATATATACTCTAATATCGAAAAACAATTAGGTTAATATCTTTAATAACAATTATTAATAGCCACTCTTACCGGGTGGCTATTTTTATTTAGAATAGTAATCTTTCACTTTATTATGTAATTATATTTAGTATAAATATATTATATGGAACAAAGTAAAGGATTAGGTGATACAATAGAAAAAATAACAACTAAGACTGGAATAAAGACATTAACACAAATAGCTATGAGAGCTACTGGTTTTCAAGATTGTGGTTGTGATAAAAGAAAAAAATGGCTAAACCAGCAATTTCCTTATTATAAACAAAAATAATTATGGCAGTAGTAATAGATAACGTATATCAAAAAGTTTTAGCTTTAGCAAATAAAGAACAAAGAGGTTATATAACTCCTCAAGAGTTTAACCTATTTGCAGATAGAGCTCAAAACGAAATATATGAAAATTATTTTTATCAACTAAGTGTTGCAGAGCAGAAGCCTAAAAACCAAATGCAACAATCTGATTCAAAAGAAGTGATTGAGCAGAAGTTATCTTTTTTTATAGAAGCTGACAATATAAGTGTATCCAACGCCGCAAATGGTAGTGTTACTTTATTAGCAGCAAACATAAGTGATAGAAGAATAATAAAAATTACTACAACAGCGCAGATGACAACGGTAGCGGGTGGAAGTGCTGGTAAGATAGTAGAAAGAATAAGTTCAAGAGAACTTGACTATATATTAGAAAATCCATTAACAGCTCCAACATTAAACAGACAAGTTTATGTTTATTCTGGTGATGATGGAAATGGTAATCCAACCATTCGTATTTACCCAGTAGGATACGTAGTAACAAACTCTCATCAACTTGAATACTATAGAGAACCTTCTACACCTAATTGGGGTTACGTTGTTGTAAATGAAAAAGCTTTATACAACGCTGGAGCATC